AGTGACTTCGACATGTCATGCGCGCGCTACGTCGCGCATTACACAGCCGATAAACTCAAGTCCTTTGCAAAGGACGCCATTGACCCCGATACAGGACTACGACCCTATGAAACGCTATGCGAAAAAACCGGAGAAATTTGGACCCTTCAATCAGAGTTCCAAGTCTCGTCACTCAAACCCGCGATTGGACTCCGCTGGCTCGAGTCATACTGGAGAGACATATTTCCGACTGATTCAGTGGTCATGGGTGGCAAGGAGTATCCGGTCCCTCGGTACTACTACCAATGGCTACAAAAGAACCACCCCGACGTCTGGTCAGTGGTTCGAGATAAACGAAAAGCCGCCTGCGAGGAAATCCCTTACGAGCGCGGCATACGCCTGCATCAAAAATCTTTGGCGCAAGACGCCAAATTAACGCGCTACAAGCGACCCACCCACGACAAGGAAAAAACAACATGATCCATTCAATTTTTTCGATCCACGACGCGAAGGCGTCCGCATTCCTTCCTCCGTTCATTCTCCCCCGTGTTGAAATGGCTCAACGGGTATTTAGCGATTGCGTGAACTCCGAGGATCATCAATTCGGCCAGCATCCGGAGGATTACACTCTCTTCCATATGGGCAACTTCGACGACGAGACCGGCGAAATCCATCCGAAAACAACCCCCACTTCATTGGGGCTTGGCCTCGAGTACCGAAAAAAGCTAGACTCCGAGAATCTTGACATGTTCTCGGAGAACTCAGATGGCTCGGAAGTACGGCAAAAGCAAGTCACACACATTCAGCCAAGTTCCAAAGGCAGAAATTCCAAGAAGTAGCTTCGACCGTACTTCCACACTAAAAACAACCTTCGATGCCGGGTTCCTCGTCCCCATTTTTGTGGACGAGGTTTTACCCGGCGATACGTTCAACATGCGGGCCAATTATTTCGGCCGGCTCGCCACTCCTCTGAAACCGATTCTCGATAACTTGTATCTCGAGGACTTTTGGTTTTTCGTTCCGAATCGCCTCGTCTGGGATAACTGGGAAAAATTCAACGGAGCGCAAGCGAACCCGACAGACTCGACCGATTTTAGCATTCCTCAAATCACCCGCACAGTGACTGAGGGTGATCTCTACGACTACATGGGTTTGCCAACGGGCAATCCGATAACCTTCAGTGCGCTTCCTCTTCGCGGTTACAACCTGATTTACAATGAATGGTTTCGCGACCAAAATCTTCAGGTCTCTGTACCTGTTCCTACTGGTGACGGTCCCGACCAGACCGGCAACTATGTCGGTCGACGTAGAGGCAAACGCCACGACTATTTCACGTCGGCCCTTCCATGGCCGCAAAAAGGCGATCCCGTTACGGTAAATCTAGGCGGTGTCGCCAACATCATCACGAACGACAGTGCGAATATCGTCAGCAATGTCGACGTTGTAATTGGCTCGCAACAAGGTGCGGCGCCATTACTTTCGATGCAGTCCGAGGGGCTTAACACGCCGAACAAATACGCCACCACGAACGAGACGGCGGTTAATCTCTTTGCCGATTTGTCGTCAGCAACGGGCTTCACCATCAATCAACTCCGTCAGTCGTTCCAAATTCAACGACTCCTGGAGCGCGATGCGCGCGGCGGTACGAGGTACATCGAGATCTTGAAATCTCACTTCGGCGTCACTTCTCCAGACGCCAGGCTGCAGCGTCCCGAGTTCCTCGGCGGCGGCAGTCAAATGATCAACGTTTCTCCGGTCGCTCAGAGTTCTGGCGCCCCCACCGAAACGGGCTACACTGACACCCCTCAAGGCAACCTCGCCGGTGTAGGTGTCGTCTCTGGGCGATCCGGTTTTACCAAATCGTTCGTTGAACACGGCTACGTTATTGGGCTAGTCAACGTTCGCGCCGATCTTACCTATCAGCAGGGACTCAATCGCTTGTGGTCCCGTCAAACGCGCTTCGACTTCTACTGGCCCGCCCTCTCGCATCTGGGCGAACAAACGATCCTCAACAAAGAGATCTATTCGCAGGGTACTGCCGAAGATGAGGACGTGTTCGGTTACCAGGAGGCCTGGGGCGAATATCGCTATCGTCCCTCGCAGGTTACAGGCGCGATGCGCAGCACGGCTGCCGCTTCTCTCGACGTCTGGCATTTAGCTCAGGACTTCGCCAACCTCCCGGTTCTAGGCTCTACGTTTATTCAGGATGATCCCCCGATTGATCGTGTCATCGCGGTCCAGGACGAACCGCACATGCTTCTGGATGCGTACTTCAAGCTCCGGTGCGCGCGTCCAATGCCGCTTTATGGCGTTCCGGGCCTCATCGACCATTTCTAACCTTCTTCTTGCAAGCTGGTCTTTTCCGTAGTGATACGGGAAAGGCTAGCCGCCAAGACACCGTCACGCAGTTACAGCAAAAACATGACGAACGAACGAAAGTAGAACGAAAGTATAGGAGTCAACAGCCATGCCATGGCCAGCAGTGATCGGAGGTCTACTAGGCGGCGTAGCCAGCGCCTACGGCGCGTCAAAACAACAAAAAGCCAGCGAAGCAATGGCCCGCGAACAAATGCGTTTTCAAGAACGCATGTCCAATACGGCATATCAACGTTCCGCAAAGGATCTGGAAGCGGCAGGACTAAACCGGATCCTCGCTATCGGCTCCCCGGCGAGTTCGCCCGGTGGAGCCATGGGCACAGCCCAAAACATCGGCGCGGCCGGCGTCGCCGGCGTATCCAGCGCCATGCAATCGGCACAAGCCGCAGCCAATGTTCGCAATACCGAACTACAAGGCGACATCATCGCCCCCGAAGCGCATCGCGCAAGAATCCTGCTCAAGGGACAACAAGCGGTAGAGAAAGCCGTCCGTGGCGGCGCCCAAAATGTTCGATCGGGCGTCCGCACCTATCCTATGCCAGATGCAGGGCAGCCCGGTAAGGGCGAACACTTCGCTGATACCAGCATCGGTAAAACAATCACAAGGCTGATGAACAAGGGCAACGACTGGACAATGTCCCTTGGCAATAACAGTCGAGAAAAAATCGAGACACCATCGACAGCCCGGGACGTTCCTCAGGGAACGATCCAACAACATATCGAACAGTACGTGTTCGACTACACGGAGAAAAACGGGAAACCCCCGACAGAAGCGCAATTGCGCAAGGAGTGGGAACGTGTCAAAAAACTCTACTAAGCGTCAACACGCAATCTTCTTCGATAAGAAAGAAGGACTCACTCATCAGTCGTTCAAAGATGAATGTGATGTCAACAATATTGTACGGATGTACACAGAAACGGGCATGGTGAATCACCTGCCCAGAACGCAGCCGCAGTATGCGGACGCGCCCGAAATCGACTATTTCGAGGCCGCTCGCGTTCAAGCCGATCTTAGATCGCAACAAGAAGCCGGCACCCTCGATTTAGAGGAGGTTCTCAACCCGGCTGAACCCGAGGAAACCGAGGAAAAAAAAGCGTCTCCTGAGGCTCCGGAGGAGCCGTCAAAGGACCCTGAAGCCACCACCTTGGATGGGGCTTGACGCAGTGGGATATCTCTTGTATATATTCCACTAGGTGACACGCCAAGACCTACTTGGCTAGCACCTCACAAACAAACAACAGTCCGGAGGACTCCGCATGAAAAAGCGCAGCAAAATGAAACGCTCGAAGAGCAAGAAACTGTTCTCTCGAACTGCTTCGAAAGTTCACAAGAAAAACATGCCCCGCGGCGTAATGCGCGGCGGAATCCGGCTGTAACAAAAAGGGCCCGGCACTCGACCCAGTACCGGACCCAAAAGGCAGGACATTTATGGCATGTCTCTACCCAAAACCAGCATACCTCTCGACGGAAGGAAAAGTCACTTTTGTCCGTACCGAAAAAGCTCTTGGTAGGTCTGGTTTCATTCACATTCGTTGCGGCATGTGCCGTGGATGTAAAGCAGACCATGCACGTGACTGGGCGATTCGGTGTTACCACGAATCCCAAATGCACAACGAGTCATGCTTCGTTACACTTACATACGCAGACGAACATTTGCCTCCTCACGGTTCCTTGTCAAAACGCGATCTCCAACTGTTTTGGAAGCGCCTTAGAAAAACACTAGACTATCCGATCCGTTATTTCGCCTGCGGCGAATACGGCACAAAAAAGGGACGTCCTCACTACCACGCCGTGATATTCGGCTGGTGTCCGTCCCGAAAATATCCGCACTCAAAATCTGAGAAAGGCAACATTCAGTACCGTCACCCCATGCTTGAAAAAGCGTGGCCGTTCGGCCATGTGTTATTCAGTGACTTCGACATGTCATGCGCGCGCTACGTCGCGCATTACACAGCCGATAAACTCAAGTCCTTTGCAAAGGACGC